GAGAAAGCGTTCGCGCTGTACCAGGCCGGAAAGCTGGCCGCGGAAATCGCGGAAGCGGTCGGGGCTGCACAGTCAACGGTAAGCGCGTGGAGAAAGCGGGAAAAACTTCAGTCGAACAAGAGCCGCATGGCCGGCGGCAGACGGGCGGACAACCCCTTACTCAGCGACGGTTGTGCGTTTGGTAAGCGCTAATGTCACAAAAGAAAATCAACCCACGCCGCAGACCAGCCACTGCCGCCGATGTGGAGCGGGCAACACGGCAGGCCCAGAGCTTTGCAATGGAAACGGTTTGGGCGATATTCTTCACAGTTATGCGGGACAAAGAAGGGTATGGGGTAAAACGGCTACAACGCGTATGGGCGGAAGCCGAGGCTTTAGCCGATGGGATATCTCAGGGATATGTCAACGTGCAGGACCTTGTGAAGACGCTGGAAGAGGAGGCGGGGATTATTCTGAAATGAGAGAAGCGGACGATTTCCCGCACAGGCTGCAAAAGCTGCGCGAGCGTAAGAGGGTGAGCCGAAAAGCGCTGGGCGAGTGCTGCGGGCTGAGCAAGAATATGATCGGAAAGTATGAGCGGGGGGAACGGGAGCCCTCGATGAAGGTTTTGGTTGCGCTTTCGGATTACTTCGATGTATCCGTCGATTACATACTTGGCCGGTAAAATTTTTTGACGGCGTCCCCCTCAGAGGGGGACGGTCCCTCAAAATTTGTGGTATGCTTTTGGAAAAGCCATGAGAAAGGCGGTGAATCCATGGGGCGGCCCCGGAAATTCAAAACGGCCAAAGCGCTGGCGGAGGCGTGGGAGGCATATAAGGCATGGTGCAATAATCAGTCCGTGCTGACCCATGATTTCAGCGCCAAAAACTCGGAATTTGTCAGCAAGGAGCTCAAGCGTTCCGTCACCTGCACCATTGAGGGCTTCTGCGTGTGGGCGGAAATGCCGCGGTCCATTTTTTACGACACCTACGCTGCCGACAGCCGGTATTCGGACATTGTGACGCGCATGAGGGAGGAGTGCGAGGTGGACGCCCGCATGAAATTCGAGCTGGGGATCATCGACACCCGCCTGTCGTCCCTCTGGATGGGCAAGTACGGCTATGGCGCGAAGGCGGAGGCCATGCCGGCGGCGCCGGAGGACGACCCCATCACCAAGAGCCTGAAGGAGGCCATGGATGCTATCGCCAAAACAGATTGAAATTCTGCGGTGGCCGTACCGGGGAAAGCGGGCGCTGATCTGCGACGGGGCCATTCGCTCCGGCAAGACCTCCATCATGTCGCTGTCGTTTGTCCTGTGGGCAATGGGAGCCTTTCACGAGCGGAGCTTCGCCCTGTGCGGAAAGACCGTCGGGAGCGCGGAGCGCAATATCATCCAGCCGCTGCTGGGCGTGGAGTACCTGAAGCAGAACGGCTTTGCGCTGGACTACAGCCGGTCCAACCATGTGGTGACGGTGACAAGAGGGCAGAAGCGCAACCAGTTCTATGTGTTCGGCGGACGGGACGAGAGCAGCTATATGCTCATCCAGGGCATGACGCTGGCGGGGGTGCTGCTGGATGAGGTGGCCTTAATGCCCCGCAGCTTTGTAGAGCAGGCCCTGGCTCGGTGTTCGGTGAAGGGGGCCAAGCTCTGGTTCAACTGCAACCCGGACGTCCCAGGCCACTGGTTCCGGCAGGAATGGCTGCTGAAGCTGGCGGAGAAGAACGCGGATCATCTGCACTTCTGCCTGGACGATAACCCCGGCCTGGATGAAGACACCAAGGCCATGTACCGCTCTATGTATGCGGGCGTCTTTAAGCGCCGGTACATCGACGGGGAATGGACGGCGGGGGACGGCCGGATTTACGATATGTTCACCCCGGAGGTCCACGCCTACGGCGACGGGGAACGGCCGCCGGGCCTGCCCTACCGCTCCGCCCGGTATATCGCCTGCGACTACGGCACCGCCAACCCCATGGTGCTGCTGGATATCTACGACGACGGGGAGACGGTTTGGGTGGATAACGAATACCGGTGGGACAGCCGCAAAACCTTCCGGCAAAAGACGGACGGGGAGTATGCGGACGATTTTCTGACGTTCATGGGGGAGGACCCGCAGTTCTTCTGCCCCGCCGTGGTGGACCCGTCCGCGGCCAGCTTCATCGCGGAGCTCCGCCGCCGGGGCGTGGCCGTCCTGGAGGGCGGCAACAACGTCCTGGACGGCATCCGGCGGGTGAGCGCCCTGTTTGCCCGGCGGGTCCTGCGGGTCCACCGGCGATGCGAGGGGCTGATAGAAGAGCTGGAGAGCTACGTTTGGGACGGCAAGGCCGCTTCCCTGGGGACCGAGCGGCCGGTAAAGCAGTTGGACCATGGGCCGGACGCCCTGCGCTATTACGTCAACACCTGCCTGCCCAAATGGCGGTACGGGGAGGAGGGATAGCTTGAGCAAGCATAAAAAGAACGCCCCCCGGAACACGGCGGCGGAGCCCGTTCGGACGGCGGACGCCTTTTCCAATCCCCTGTTCCGGCTGGGGTATGGCTCCCAGTCCCCGCTGGAGGCCACGGAGTACCCCCTCACCCGCTTGACGGACAACTACGCTCTGCTCAACTCCCTGTACCGGAGCGCGGGGATCTGCCGCAGCGTGGTCAGCATCGTGCCCAACGACATGACCCGGCGGTGGTACGAGCTCCGGGGCGCCGGGCCGGACAGTGTGCAGGTCCTCCGGCAGGCGGAGCGGGAAACCGGCCTTAGAAACAGCCTGGACCTGGGACTCCAGTTCGGGAGCCTGTACGGCGGCGCGGCGGGCCTCATCCGCGTGCGGGGTCAGGAGGGGCGGCTGGAGGAGCCCCTGGACCTGGAGGCGGTGCTCCCCGGCGCCTTCGAGGGAATCCAGATTTTTGACCGGTGGACGGGGGTGGCCCCGGAGGAACGGCTGGTGTTCCAGCGGGGGCGGATGCTGCCGGAATACTACCGCATCGACAGTGCGGAGAGCGGCATCCACATCCGGGTCCACCACTCCCGCGTCGTCCGGTTTACCGGCGGCGTGCTGCCCTACCTGGAAGAGCTGGCGGAGCTGTACTGGGGGGAATCGGACATTGAGCCGGTCTATGACGACATTGTGCTGTACGACAACGTAATGCACAACATGGGGGCGCTGACCTTCCGGGCCAACACGGACACCCTGGAGGTGGACAACCTGGACCAGCTCTTTTCCGTGGGATCCGGCCAGCAGCAGCGGCGGTTCTGGAACACCATGCAGGCCCAGAGCGTCCTGCGCTCCAACTTCGGGATGCAGCTGGTCAACCGGGGGGACCAGATTCACAACACCCAGTACAGCTTTACCGGGTTTGACCATGTGGTGGAGGGCGTGCAGCTCAATCTGTCGGCCAAGACCCACATTCCGGTCACCCGTTTGTTCGGGCGGTCCCCGGCGGGGCTGAACGCCACCGGGGAGAGCGATATGAAAACCTACTACGACTACGTGGACACCCTGCGGGAGACCCGGCTGCGGCCCATTCTGGAGCAGGTGATCCCGGTGCTGTGCATGTCCGCGCTGGGGGAGGTCCCGAAGGGGTTGGAAATTCAGTTCCCGCCGCTGTGGACCCCAACGGCCCGGGAGACGGCGGAGATCGCCGGGCAGAAGGCCGCCGCCGTGCGGGATATGTTCCAGGCGGGGCTGCTGCGGGCGGACACCGCCATGAAGGAGCTGAAAGCCCTCTCCGACGAGACGGGGATGTTCGGCAGCATCAGCGGCGAGGAGATCCAGGCGGCGGAGGGGAAGACCTACCAGGACGTGACCGCCCTGCGGGATCCGTTGATTGGGCTGGGGTTTGAGACGGAGACCGCCGGCAGCCTGACGGTGGACTACAATCCCTACCACGACCCCAGCAACGGGCGCTTTACCACCGGCGGCGGCGGTGGTAAAATAGGAAAGACCAAATACGCGCCGTCGCCGCAGCGGAATCATGAAGGGATTCAGCTCAAGCCAAAGACCTACTCCAGATTGTGCGGGACATTGGGAACGCAGTATCCGAATTTGCCGGAAGGTGCAGTCCGACAAATTCGGGACGGTCAAAGGGTATACACCGTCAAAGCGGATGGCTATGGCGGTATGAGCGTGATGCGAATCAAGCAAATCAGGTAGGAGGCAGTGACTGTGGAGAAGAAGCTGAGAAAATTTCTGGAACAGTACATTGGTCGCGGCACGCAGAAAAATGATATCGTTACTCAGGAGGCTGTAGACCTTCTCATATTAACTGCGCAGGATGACCACATCGAACAGGAAATTATCGACTACGGTACGGCCAACCCGGACGCTCCGTTTTGGGATTTCCTGAATTTTATCAAACCCGGCCTGCACGGCGTCACCCAGGAGGAGCTTTTGGCTGAGGACGAGGAGGACTGAATGCCGTCCCTGAACCGGGGCCCCGCCAACAAGGAGCAGGAAAAGCTGATCGCCCTGTTTCTTCAAGCGGAGACGGACATCATCAATGAAATTGGGCGGCTGCGCTCCACGGGGAACGTGGATTACCACGCCCAGGCCGCCCTGGACCGCATCCAGCGGACGCTGTACGGCCTGGAAACCGAGTCCTGGAAGTACGTCCCGCTGATGATAGAACACGAGTTTTACGTCAACCATCCGGAGGCCCGGCGCATCCCGGAGACTGTGGAAAAGCACGCGGCCGGGTACGCCAATGCCGCCGTCCTGACGGCGGAGCAGCACGCCGTGATAGACCTGCTGGTCACGAACCTGATGGGGGAAATCACGGAGGCCAACGTGACGGCCCTGCGAGGGCTGGAGAATGCGCTGCTGGGCCGGACGGAGGCGGACCCGCTCCGGCGCGTGGGGCTGGAGTGGACGGCCCGGATGGAGGCTCAGGGGGCTGGGGCATACAGGATGCTCCCGGGCTTTGTGGAGGCCCTGCGCCGGGACGGCGTGACGGCTTTTGTCGATAAAGCGGGGCGCAAGTGGAGCCTGCACACCTACGGGGCCATGGTCCTGCGCACCACGTCGCGGCAGGCGTCCAATCTGGCCGCCCTTACCGCAGATCCGGGCCATGACCTGTACCAAATCAGCAGCCACGCCACCAGCTGCCCCCTCTGCGCCCCCTACGAGGGCCGGGTTTATTCCAAAAGCGGCACGGACCCGGATTTTCCGCCCCTGGCGGCGGCGTTCGGCAAGATGGACGCGGCCGGGCCGGATACGCTGGCCAACACCTGGCTGAACATTCACCCCAACTGCCTGCATGTGCTGCTTCCATGGACCGATGCGGGGCGTACGCCGGAGGAAATTCAGGCAATCAAGGATTTCTCCAGCCCCGAGAAAAACCCCTTCGACCGGGATCCCCGGACCCAGGAGCAGATTGAGGCGTACCGGCGGAAGGAGCAGGGGCGGCGTAAATGGCTGGCCGATTACCGCCAGTGGGAGCGCTATCGTGTGACCCTAGGCGACAAGTGCCCACGGTCCTTCCAGACCTTCCTGCGGCATAAGCAGGCGGGGGATGAGAAGTACCAGAAGTGGCTGGAGGAGTACCGGCAGGCAAATTTCCTTGCAAAGTACGGGAAAGTGCGGTATCATGAGGACGGAACCGTTGTGGTGACGGATACATGGACCATTCACAGGTCTATTCCAGCTATTTATCGTCCGAACGCGGTGATAGAAACGCAGTTTCCGAGTAGACAGGTTGACCGAATATTTTATGACGAAGATGGAAAGATGGTCCTACAGATACATAGCGGCGATCACGGATTTCCTAAACGGCATCCATTTGGCCAACACGGAGAGCATCAGCATCAGATAACCTGGGATGAAAGCCACATGACGGTGCAGCCCGGAAAAGAGCTAGAAGAAAAGGTTTGGTTTGAGAATAGGGATATCTTGGGGGATGATTAGATGACAGTTGAAGAGTTTAGGGATATCATTCGCTACAACGAGCCCTATTTTCTGTACCATGGAAAAACGTATAGTATTTGCCGCCCAGATGATATGTTCTACGCCAGATGTGATGATTGGCCTGCTGATCAAGACCTTGCTTTTCAGAATGTGGATGACTTGCTGGAGCATTGGATGATTGAAGGCAGACCGCTTAAAGATGTTTTGCCGGAGACTAAGTTATGACTGAGGATATAATCCGCGCCATTGAGGCTGCGCTGAAGAAAGGTTTGCGGGTGGAGCTGACGCTGAACAGGGACGGGACAGTTACGGTCCGCACGGTGGTCCGGCAGACCCTCAAGCCTTGACAAAACGAAATCGGGCGGTTATACTGAGCATGGAAAGGGCGCTGCCGGCAGACGGCTGGCCCCTCAGTTGGTTACAGGAGTAACCGCCTTGGTTTGGAGCCTGGGGCGGTTACTTCTTTTTGTACGCCTGAAGAAACAGGCCGCAAATGCCGATGATAACCAAACAAAGCTGTAACACTTCGGATGTACTCATGGCATCCCCCTCCTTTCACCGGAGGGGGCAAGAAGTCCCCTCCGGGACGGAGGGGCCAACCGCCTACCGCATACTGGCAGCGCCGCTGACAGAATAACACAGAATCCGGCACAAATCAATAGTGTACCCACGCCCGAAACGGCGGGCGGGAAGGACCAATCGGGGTCAACTGCTGAGAAATTCTCGGCGGTTGGCCTCTTTTTCTTTTGCGAGGTGATGCAGTTTGCTTGCGTATTACGGGACCCGGCTGAGCCCCCACATGGACAAGACCCCGGAGGGCTATCTCATCTGCCGGGACGTGCCCATCGCCCGGACGGGGACGCAGGTCTACGCGGCGGGAGAGCTGGGCCTTGACGGGGATCCGGGCCGGGCCGTGACGGTGGAGCGGCACCCGGAGGACGTGTTTGAGCCGGAGGCAATGGCCAGCTTTGAGGGCAAGGACGTGACGGCGGGGCACCCGCCGGAGCAGGTGGGGCCGGAGAACCATGCGCACTACTCCAAGGGCCATGTGCAGCGGGTCCGGCGGGACGGGGATAAGCTGGCGGCGGATCTGCTCATCAAGGACGCCGCTCTCATCTCCGACGTGGAGAACGGGGTGCTGCGGGAGGTCTCCTGCGGATACCTGTGCGAATACGTCCCGGAGGGGGATGGATTCAGGCAGAGGCACATCAGAGGCAATCACGTGGCGGTTGTGCCGAGGGGCAGGGCCGGGCACGAGGTAGCGATACAGGACGCCGCCGGAACGGCGGAGAAAGGCAGGAAGTGCATGGGAAAATTCGCGGAAGCCATTCTGACCGCCCTCGGCATGGCGGCGAAGGAGGCGGAGGACGAGGAGCAGGTAAAGGCCCTGGCCGCAAAGGCGGCTATGGCGCTGGACGCGGCCCCGGAGGACAAGTCCCAGGAGGGCGGCAAGCCGGAGGAAACGCCCGCCGGGGACGCCTGCGGGGCGCAGGACGAGATGGTGGAGAAGGCTCCAAATGGGGACGATCTCGGGAGTAAGCTGGACAAGGTGATTGCCATGTTGGCGGGGCTGGAGAAGAAGAACGACAGGGAGGAAAAGGCCCTGCGGGACGAGAAGACCCTGGACAGCCTGCTTGACCGGCTGGAGCGCGGCCCCCGCCCTGTCACACTCC